GCAAATTTTACTGCCATTACAGCCCCCTAAATTAGCTTGGATCAGGGATGCCGATGTCCAACGCTTCGAGTGAGAATGTGTTGCCTGTTGTTACGCTTTGTGACGCTGTAAGTGCGCCCGTAACAAGTAAGCGTGAATTTGACGTATCAACAATCGCATAATGCGTTGCTGTGCCTGTTCCAGTGATAGAACCATCAGAAATAGCAGCCATTGTGACTTTACGGCCACCACCTGTGCGATCTGTCGGCGCACCAATCGAAATGCTTGTTTTGTTGCCAAGAGTGTAAGTTGATGTCGCCTCTGCGTATGTTGTCGCTTCTTGCGATGTCAAATCAACACGGTTGGCTTCCGTATCCAAAACGGTCAAGCCGTTGTCGAGTACGCGATCTGCAATGCTTGCCATTAGTAACTCCTAATTTTCATGCGGCGACCCGAACCACTGGTTTTCGCCTTTTCGCTTTCCATATTTATAGCATCAACTGCTGTTTTATACAACGAAGCCCAAACCTGTATGCGCACATCATCAGCTAGGTACGGCGCAGCGTGCAATAACGCACCATATAAATAGGCATCAGGATGATTATTCAAAACCCAGTTTGACGTATTGCCTGCGGTCAACGCTTCGATTTTTTCAAAGTACAGCATTTCAAGCGTGTAATTTGCATCAGGCGATGGATGAACCTCAATACTGCCATCTAAGATTGCAAAAGACTTGGGGCGACCTGCGGTGTTTAAGTTTTGCGCACGTAGGCTGGTAATTTCAAACGCACCAACCATCTCTAAAGTTGACGTATCGCCTGACGTAATCGACATGCGAATTGGCTCAAGGAAATCATTAGGCAAAGCGCTATACTGCGTGTCAAGCACAGCAGTCGCACGTTTTTCCATTCGCCAATGCCGTATTTCACGGTTCATCTTGGTTTCTGCCAAGATGATAAAGTCTGGTATGACAGACGTTAAATCATCGCGGTTTAGGAAATCCGCAATGCTTGCCTTTAGATCATCATAAGTTGCGAGTGCCATCTACCACTTTACCTTATCTGCCCAGTACGCCGCAGACATTTTGCCCTTGGCTATATTCTTCGCATGACGCGCCTTAAACGACTTAGCGCGTTTTGTCATAGTCTTATCGCCCGTCTTACCCTGCTGACCAAAGCGAATGGTCTTAACCTTATCGCCTTCCTTTGCCACAACTACGTGCGACTTAGTTTTATGGCTTGGAGTGCGCTTGGGTTTATTATAACCCGATACTCCAGCGCGGGCGAGGCGGGGGTCTTTAGCCATTAGTCAAACCTTGTTATTGGCATTATACTTTGGTTTGTAAATTGCTCAAAAGTGCCTAAACCACCATTTAATACGTAATCGCGGTACATGCCTTCAATCTCAGTACCGCGAAGCATTTCTGGCACAGTTTCCATGCGACGATTAAATGAGACAAGTTCCGTATTGCGCTCTGATGCAGGAAGCTCAGGAACCAAAATACCCTCAGCGTCACGCGGCAAAGGCAAGCCCTCACGCACTGGCAATTTAGGTGAAGAAAGTAGGCCGCCGCCGCTAAAGTTCGCATCCTGAGAGCTTGCAGGCATCGGCTGAACTGGGCCACCGCTTAAAACATCAGACTGAGATAAGTTATCAGTCGCCATAGCGCCACCAAACTCGCCAGCAGAACCAATATTGTAAACATCAGGCGTGACCGATGGAACACCCCCATACTCGCCAGCATTGCCAATGCCATACACGTCTTCATTAACGATGGGCGCAAGTAGGCTATCACTGTATTCTGTAATAGGCGTGCCAGTTGTCATGTTCGGTTGAGGCGTAACGCTCCGCGCAGATGCCCTGCTTGCAATATCCTCAACACGCTGCTGCGCCTCGTATGGCTTTGCAAAAAGATTACCCAATATAGAAAGCAAACCACCGCCCGCAAAACGATCACCTGACTTACCACCGCCGCCACCGTCAATCATGTCGAGCAAACCAGTAAAGCGATTGCCCTGCAAATCTGTGCCGCGGCCCAACGCAGACAATGCGCCCATACCAGCCAATAATCCTAATGCTTGTCCAGCTTTCATTTCTTCTTACCTTTTTTCTTTGCGCCAATCTTTTTCAAGTCTGCGCCAGTAATTTTCTTTCGTGGTGGAGCCACTGCGGCTAACTTCTTTTGCTTTGGGCTATACTTAGAATACGGCATTACGACTTCACCTGCTTTTCCCATTCATAACACTTGACCTGCTTGATTGTATACGTTGGATATTTGATCTGCAAAGATGGAACCCCGTTCTGCATAAAATCAGCAATGCATTCATTCTCACTCATATACGCAGGCCCACCGACTGCAAAGCAGTAATTCTGAGCGCATAAGAGAACAAATGCAGTAAACATTACATCACTTCTTACCCTTCTTTTTGGCTGTCTTAGCAGACGCTTTAAACGCCTTGGCAGTCGGCGCACCTTTACTTCCAGCCTTGCGCATCTTTTCACCGCTGCCCGCCGCAATGCGCTTACGCTTAGCATGGATGTTGGCATAAAGACCCTTTGCCATTACTTCTTAACCTTGGCCATACATTTGCCCTTACGCTTGCACGCCGCTGGAGTTGGACAACCTTTACATGGTTTAAAACCAGCCTTGCTTCCCATTTTCTTTCCATACGCCATAGCAATCTCCTTTGCCGCAAACGTAGCACATTATGCCAAACCACGCAAATTCCGTTTTATCTCACCCCGCCAGCTATTAAACGCGCCAGATAAAGCCGTTGCAGCATCACTCGCCATCGTCAAACACAGCGCATCAGCCAAGTCAGGCGAGGTTAAGCCACGCTTGCGCATCTCATCCTTACTCTCAGCTTTCATCTTGCCTGAACTGGTGAAACTGTAGCGAATGCTAGTTAGCTCTGCGATGAGCTTGTCGTTCTTCGGTAGCTTACAACTACGATCCTCAAGCCAACCTTTAGTCTTAAACCAAAGCTCACTTCTAAGGTTAAGATAAGTATCGCCCATGGATGGGCTTTCGGCAACATTCACGCCGCGCACAGGTAAGCCAATCTCACGCAGGCGGTCCACCACACCTGAGCCTACGCCAATGCTATCCACTAATATCTCACGCGGCTGCCTACTAGGCGGCAAAGCCTCATACTCAGCGACAACGCGACCAACAGTCTGCATCAAGTCAAGCCCCTGCCACGCCATAATCTCAGTCACAATCGGGCCATGCCGCTTACAAAGCGCAGTTTTGTCAGTCCCAAAACGTGCAACATCCAAGCCCCACACAGGCTTTGTGTCCTCATCAATCTGCACGTCACGATGCGTAGCATTTTCTACCAAGTGGTATGGAATGATCGTGTCATCATCAGCCAGAGGAAACTCACCAAGAACACGAATACGATAAGCATTACTTTCTTCACCATATCTAATCCGCATCTCCTCAACAAACTCATCGCTGACCAGAGGACTATCCACGCAAGACCACCTGCGCGTCCACCAGCTATCCGCCATGCGCGTCTGACTTTCAAAAAACGTACCACTACTCCGCGTAGGGTTGCTCAGCATAATCGTAGTCGCGCTGTGACCCGACATAGACCCAGCAGCAGCTTCAAATACCTGCTCAGGCACACCAGATGCCTCATCCACAACCAACATAACATGCTCAGAGTGAACACCAGCCAAAGCTTCAGGCGTTTCCGCACGTGACGTTCTAGCTGAAATAAACATCTCAGCAGGCGCAGAAGTATGCTCAACGCGATCCGATTTAACGTTAAGTATGCTCTGCAACCCTTCAGGCAACTCATTTATCCAGCGCTTTAACTCCGCAAACAGCGCGTCAAAAAGCTGACTAGAGGTAGGCGCAGTTACAACAACTTTATTTGGGTAATGCATCAAAAAATACCATAGCATTGCCCACGAGGCTGCTGTAGACTTACCAGTGCCATGACCAGACCGAATGCTAATCTTGCGTTCGCCAGACGCAATCGCTTCCAGAAATTCTGCCTGATACGGCAATGGCTCTACGCCAAGCACCTCTTGCACAAATAAGCAGGCTT